AAGTATCTTTTAAAGAATCATACAAATCTTTATTTTCTTCATAAACCCCTGCATCTTCATTTGCTTTAGGATCGTAGTATGTGGTGTTATTGTTGCTACTGTTATTACCACCTCCACCTCCACCACCAGATGGGGGCGTATATCCGCCTACGGCTCCATAAGAAGATGAAGCACTAGAATCGGTTCCACCTGCAGTGGCCTCCATGTATCCGCCATATCTAAAATGTGGTATTGGCATTAATTTTGCAAAGGGTTCTCTGAACCTATGTTTCCTGTAGTAAATCCAATCATATCTTCGTAAGTTAAACCTGCTTGTAAACCATTTTTTATTTGATCTGTGCTATAAAATTCTAATAAATCTCTTATCTCTTCTGAAGTTAATTGGTCTTGTCCAAAATTAGGAGCAACAAATTCACCTGCAGGAAATTCACCACGATTATACGCTTCTAACATTTCATATTCTTCACTAAATGGTCCTGATGGTGATTGATCTAATACATCAACAGTGCTCATGTCAGGGTCACGATCATTAAATTCTAACATAGGTAATGATTCATACGCTCCCATTTCTGCTAGTTCCTCATCTGTTTTTACAAAGTCAGGATCTCTTTCTAATACTGGTCTGTTTCTTTGTGGTAAAAAACTTTTTATTAATTGCAAGGTAGGTAAATTTTCTATTTTTTCCATTGCATTAGAAAATGCACTTGCCATTGGAAATTCTCTTTTATAAAATTCTTTTCCAAAACCAGCTTTAGGAAAAGGATTATATGTGTTTACTCTTACTGCAGCAGGGTTTGGTGTGCGTAAAAACATGGATGACATATCACTTAAAAAACCTGCTGACTTAGATGGATCTTGGAATAAAGTTCTACCTGTTCTATACGCACCTGCAGGCAAGCCTCTTGTGTCTATCATCTCTGCACCTTGCCCACCTTTCATTTTATTCATGAGCATTTGATACATGTTACGGCTTTCGTTTTGATCTGTTGTATAAAAATCTTTGTTGCCTTGCATTGCAACTAAAGTTGGTTTTATTTTAGAAAGATTATCCCTGTTGGTATAAAACTCTGCAGGTTGTGACATAACATATTCAGGATTACCAAAAGTAGCATCAAACTCACGTGCTGCATTAACTGCAGCACGCTGTTGATTAGCTTGGTAAGCTTGACGTCTATCGTCAGCTGCCGTAAATGAACTTAGTCCTAATATGCTCATTAACCGCCTATCATTGAATTAAGCACAACAAGAACAATAACTGCAACGATACCGGCTTTAATCCAGTCTTTCATGCCCCAGTCACTCCATTCTTTTAAGTGTGCCCATAAATCTTTTAATAAATTCATGTTACCTCCTATTTTTTCTTCATTTTCATCGAACCGCCTTTCTTAAGACGTTTCGTTTTCCCACCTTTTTTCATCATGTTGACTTTTTGTCCAGTGTTTTTTGCATGCATCATAGCACTTCTAACACCTGCTGATGTGTATGGAAATTGTTGGCTACCTACTTTTGGCATGTTTCCTCCTAATGTATTGTGGGTTTAGCATAATCACCAAACTCCGATAAAAGTTCTTCTGTTACCATTATACTGTCAGCTGCTGCTTCAAACATTTGCACAGTGGCTTGTGGACCTAATCCTTCTACGTACATGTTACGCGTAACTGCCATTAAAGCAGAACAAACAAGCATAAAATCTTCTGTTGTAGCTATTTCAGTTCTGGCAGCGTCTTCTATTTTTGACATTGCGTTACTGATCTTGGTCAGTTTTCTTTTCATTTTGTCTTGCATTTTGCCTCGCTATCTTTTCAGAAGATTGTTCTTTCATTGCTTCGCGCGCTGAAACTATATTTTCTCGTAAAACTGTCATGGCTTCTGTGTTTGATTGACTGTCAGCTGCTGCTTCCATTTTCATAATTTCTAAACCAGTATCAGTTTCTAATTTATCTCTTTCAAGATCTAATTTTTCTTGATCCATTGCAATTTCTTTTGCAAGTCTAGCTTGTGTTTCCATAGCTTTTAAATCTATCTCTTGTTGTTTTAATTTAACAAGAGGATCTTTAGGCTCTTTACTCATACGTGCCTCTTCTGCTGCAGATAACTCAGCTGTTAATTTTGCTTCAATTTGTGCTTGTTTTGCTGCCATTTGATTTGTCAATTGTGCTTGTTGCTGTTGTAACTGTTGCATTGCTTGTGGATTTTGTTGTGCTTGTTGCATAGCCATTTGCATTTGTTGTATTGGTTCAGCAAATTCTTGTTGTATTTGCTCTCCAGCCATTAAAGCTATATGCTCTGATAAATGTGCTTGTAATGCAGAATAAACTTGTGGGTTAATTTGCACCATTCTTGTAAACATAAATTCTTGGTGTGCTGTAATATGAGCCATGTGATCTTGCATAGGAAAAGCTTTTGGAAAGTTACCTCTCATAATGCCACTATTTTCTGCAGCTGGTCCTGTAGGTGCAGGCATTTCTGGATTTGGTTTTAATATTGCATCAATGTTATCTACACCCATAGCAGAGTACATTCTTCTGTATGCTTCGCGTAAGTCATGCATTTTAGGATTAGATGTTGCTAATTGTAGCTGTTGTTGTGCAAGTGTAATACGTTGTGCCATAGAAAATATATTAGGATCTGAAATAGGTAATATATCAACACGGTCATCAAAATCAGTTTGTTTAATCATTCTGTTACCACCGATAACTTCGTACGGATATTCTGGTGGTAAATACAATTGAAATACTCTTGCTAATAAACTAAATTCTTCTTTTTGTGCGTAGTGTAATCTTTTATGTATTGCACTCATGACTTTTGTGCCACGTTCCAATAATGCTAGTGTAGTGCCAACTGGGTTTTGTTCATTACCTTCGCCCATCTTCATGTCTGCAATTGCAGCAAATGATTTACCTGCATCAACAGCAAAACCAAGTAATGCAAATAATGTTTGCGATGGTTCTTTAAATGGTAAAGGTAACAAAGATTCACGTATAGAATTACCAGTCACATCTACATCTCTAAATTCACCTGGTTGTATTGCTTGATCGTGATCACGTATACGCATGCCTCTTGCTTTGAATCCTGCTGGAAGATTGGCAAGAGTACCTGCATCAATTAACTGTCGCAAAACACTTGTTGCAGTTCTTGACAATCCACCTAGCATGTGAATTAAGCCAAATCCATAAAAGCCTAATCCGGGGAGGAATTTAAAATGTACAAAGTAAGAAATTTTTCTCATCATTGGATCATCTTGCAAATAGTTTCTTCTTATTGACAAGATTGTATTAGAATATTTATCTATACTAATTATGTAAGGTAATTTTATTCCGTTAGGATCTTCAAAACCTGGTACATCTGCATTTACATGCATTTCTAAAATTTCGTGTTCATCATCTCCGTCTGCATATTCTTTTTGCACACCATCTAAATCATCAACTTTGTCCATAACTTCAGAAGTATCAACATGGCCTGTTTGCAATTCCATGTCTTTGTAAAAACCTGTAACTTGTAACTTTCTAACTTCGTTGCCTGTCATTTTTACAACGTGTGTAATTCTTTCTGCAGTCTCTAAATCAGTTGCTAAATAATTTATTACACAATCTTCACTTGTTACAAATTTAGATACACCTCTTTGTAACATTGGATCATAGTAAACTTTTTTAAATGCAGAACCTGACAAAGGTAAATAAAATAACAATTGATCCATTTCAGGATCATATTCTTTCATCTTTGTTGTAATTTGATAGTTCATAAATTCTTTTACACGCTCTGCTTGGTCTTGTACTTGAGGTGTAACTGCTCCAACTATTTGTGTGCGTACGGGGCCGCTTGGGGGGAGGAGTTCCTTATAAGCTTGAGCTTGAAACTGTGTTACAGATTCAGCAAGTAAAGGATGTACGACCCCTGACGCACCTTCGAATGGTTGTGTTCGGTCTTCATATTTAAAACCTAACATATCGAGTCCTTTGACATAGGTATCTTCCCAGTCTTTACGTGACTCTTTATCCATTTCGAATGCTCCCACAAGATCATTAGCAAATTTGCGGGATTCAGATTCGTCGATGTAATCAACTAAGTTTGCATCGAACGGAATATTTGATTTGTCGATAGGCGCATTAGGATCAAAATTTACCTCTGCACCTCCGTCTGGTGTTTCTGTTAGTTCTACGTCTGATTCAAAATCTACCACTTGTTCTGGTAATTGTATTTCTTGACCTGTTGGTTCTAGGTCCAAAGCGCCTTGTAATGCTTCTAAAGCTTTGTCTATGTTATTGTTTTGATTCTTTTTAGCCATCTATTTCCCCTTATAGTGGTGATACAACATCTTGCATGATGCCGTATGGTTGTGGTCCTTTTTCTGGAGGTGTAGTTTTTGTTAAACCTCCTTTTGCATAAGCAGGCAATCCTTTGCTAATTTTTTCCATTGCCTTCTTGTTGCCTTTTATCATCAGTGCTGGAACTCCGTAATACTTCATATCACCACGATATTCTCCTCTAGCACCAATTGACGTTTCAAACAAATCAGCCCCAGTTTTTGCTTTTGCCTTACGTATTGCATTGTTCAAAATGTTTCCGTACGCAAACAAATTACCTTGGTAATCTTTACTACCTGGTGACAAATTACGGTTTTTAACAGCCGGTGTTGAAAAAGCCACGCCATCGTAATTACCATCTTTTGCTACTCTCATCAAGTACTTAATAGCAAACTCCATGTAATCTTGAGAATTTTTAAATGGACCTTCAGGTACACCAGATGTGTCTTTCGCACTTTTCTGTGCTTTTGCTTTTTCTATGTTTCTAATCTCTTCTTTTTGTTCATACAATTTAGCTAGTTTAGGAGAATTAGGATTTGTTTCTAATAGTTTTTCTATTTTTCTTTGTATTAATTCCATTTGTTGTAAATTAGCTTTGTTTAATGCTGGTGATTCTACGTCTAAACGTGGTGCATATTTACCAGATGGAGGAATTTCTTTTCCTTGTTTTGTTGCTTCACGAACAACACGTGATATTGGTTGATGCATATCTGATTGAAACTCTTCTACAAATAATAATCTATTTCCAAATTCATCTGTTCTGTCAGACACGCGCGCGTGCATGAAAGCATTATCAGTTTTAGCAGCACCAAATTGATGTGCATAAGAATATACAGGTTCGTTTTTACGTGGTCCTTTTGGTTTATAACTAAAAACAAACTCTCTGTAATTTGATCCATCAGGTAAAGTTTGTTGACCAGAATATTTAGCTCTGTCAACAAAAGCAGCAGCTTTAAAACCTGCGCCTCTTCTACCTGTGCCAGCTAAAATTTCATTCATTAATTGTTTTATTTCAAAAGGCACCATAGCGTTGTCTGCAGGTATACCAGTTTTACTAACGTTTGGTATGCCGTAAGCTTTGTCAAACAAGTTGTCTAAACGTCCTAAAAATTGATCTTCTGCTTTAGTGGTTGTAACGTCTTTTATTTGATTTTGTATAGTTGTTATAATTGGTCTTGCTTCTGCAGAAAAAACTGCTGGATCTATTTGTCTTAACCTGTCAATTGACATGTTTTGTAAAGCACCGTCAGTGCCTTGTCCTAAAACCTGGACGTCAAAATCAGGAACTGTTTCATCGTATTTTTTTACCAAATCATTTTTAGATATTTTGTTTTTTAAATTTTGATTTAAGAATGGACCTAATGACGTGTCCATCATTTCTGCGTCACGTATGCCACGTGATTTAAAATAATTTAACCATTGTTGTCCTTCTAACATTGGTGGTCCTTGTATTAATTCTTCTCTAGAACGGAAAAACATTGCCGGTGTATCTGCAGATACATCTGGTTTAGGCGTGTTGCCAACGGACAACATATTTGGATCTTCTTTGGCAAACTTCATTGCCTCATCGTATGTTTTAAAATCTTTTACCGGTAATCCTGCGTTATCAAAAACTGTAAAAGGTTTGGGATCTACCTTGCCTGTAATCTGTGGTGCAAATTCACGTAACTTATCTAAAAGTTTTGGAGCAGCTCTTTGTATTATTTTTTTACCTACGCCACCAGCTGCATAGCCATCTAATGGTGGTACGACGTCTTTCATAACTCCTCCTTTATTAAAACCGTGTATATTACCATCTCTAAATTGTTGTTCAAACATTATTTCATCCATTTCTTCCTGCATAAGTTTTTTAGCTCTTTCATTATCGGCAAATTGTTTAGTTTTAAATATACCACCAGAAGGTGAGAACGTATCTGCATATCTTTCAAATAAATAACCATATTCAGAGTCATCTGGCATTGACATGTAGTCATACATGTAGTCATCTGGTTTTTCATCAGCAAGCATCATTTTTTTACGTATAGCTTCTCTTGTTGCATCGTAAACAATTGGATCATCTTTTGCATAATCCTCTGGTCCTGTCATGTAATAGTTGTCATCAACTATTTCTGTAGCACCAGTTTTTTTGTTAACGTATATATGTTGGTTATTGTGATAGTCATCACGAATATCAAACTCAATATCTATATCTCCTTTTGTTTCATGGTATTTTATAAAATCTCTATCGCCGTCAGCTGTTTTAATAGACAAAGTATGTGAATCAAATTCATTTGCAGGTGCTTTAACATATCTTACTTCTGCACCATTAGGTAACAACGATTCAAGTTTACGGTTATCAACGATACTTTTTAAAGAACCTACCATGTTTTGTATCCACGGTGCACTGTCCACGTTTACTGATGATGGTGTCACTGCTTCCATGGCTTTGCTAACAGTTTTTGGCATTGCTGCTTTACCAGCAAGCGCTGCAATGCCTTTCATAAAAGCTCTACGTGTAATGCTAGGTATTACCATTATTCGTACACCTCTGACTTAACGTTTCTATATCTGTATTTATCTGGTCCTAATTTTTCTAATAATTTGTTTTGTCTAATTTTTGCAGGTGATTTGCTCGGATTAGTACCTTTAAAAGATGTATCTAAAATCATTTTTAATTCCTTGTTAGATAATTTACCTACTAAATTTTTTATAACTTTTGCTCCAAGTTTACCTATGCCACCAGCCATGTATGCAGGAACTTTTCCTCCTTTTTTGTAACCAAAATCACTTAACAATTTTTGACCGTACAATAATTCTTGTAAACTCTTTTTATTCATACCTTGAAAAGGTAGTCGATTACGATCTAAAGCTTTTTTCATAAAATCCATTTGAGTGTAAACATCTGGTGTACCTAAAATCATTTTTTTACCTGTGCGTGATGGTAATACAGATCTTATTCCAGCCTTATCATACAATTTAGAAAACTCTCTTATGCCAGCAGATGTTGGTTGGCCTGCTGGATTTTGAAACATTGATTGCATAATAGCTGTATCTAAATCTAATTTAGCACGATTCAAAGGTCCTATTTCTGGTAAATAGTTTGTTAAACGGTTTACATCTGTTGTTAAAAAATCAGAAAAACCTGACCCTACATTACCTAATCTTGCGTTTTCTATGTTTAATCCTAAATCAGATTCATGACCAAAAGTCATTTTTTGTGGTATCATGCTTCTTTGGTACGAAGTCATATCAAAATTTGGATCTAATTTTTTTCTTAATCTAGCTGTTAGTTGTATGTATTGATTCATCAAATTTTCTAGTTTGTTATAATCTGATAAATGTTGTGCTGGCGAACGTGTGGTAGATATATTTTTTTGTCTAAAATATTCTATTTGTCTAGCTAGATCATCTAACTTATTTAACTGTGGTTGTATTTGCACATCATAGTCTAATAAATTTTGTCTACTAAGTATTTTTTGTTTATCTTTAGGGTTTTTTAATATTGCTGCACGTGCAAGTGATAATAAACCTTTTGTTCTTCCTGTATCGCTTCTTATAGGTTCTTTTACTGCAGCTTTTATAATACCCTCAATGCCACCTTTTTTTACCGTTGGATCATCACCTTTTAGTAAAGCTTGGGCTATTCTTCTTTGATTAACTGGATCTAAATTTCTTCCTTTGCCTTCTTTTCTTAATTTTTTAGAAATTTTACTTTGTTTTTCTATAAATGATTTTTTCTTATAATCTCTTTGAGGATCACCTACTCGTTTTCCTGTTTTTTGTGATACTTTATCGCCTGGTTTCATTAAACCAGCGTCTACAGATAATTCTTTTATAGCTCTTGCATTACCGCCGGTAAAATTCTTTACTCCAAGAGTTTTTCTAAGTTGATCTTTTGCTTCAGTTGTTCTGCCATCCCTGATAAATTTAAGTATGGCTTTTCGTAAAAGCGCGTTCATTATTCTTCAAATGCAAATTCAGTAATTGTAGGAACGCTAAGACCTAAAGCAGCTGCAATTTTTGGATATTTTTTTATTAAAGTTGGAGCATATTTAGCTATACCAGCTTTTGCAAATTTAAGACCTGAAGGAAGTTTTAAAAAAGGTAATTCACCTGTTATTTCTGCAATTTCCACAGGGTTTAAATTATATGTTTGTTGTGTAAATAATGGATCAACAACAGGTATACCTTCAATGTCTTCGTACGAAGATTCTGGCATTAACATCCCTTCTGCTAAAGGTTCCACAAGGTCTTGTAATACTCCACCACTTATGGGTTGGTATGTTGGATCATAATCATATTTTGATCCAGTTAATCTTTTAAATTCGTCACTTATATCTTTTTTCTCGCTGTAACCTAACGATTCCCACTGATCTGGTGCTGGTGGCGA